TGACCTTGCAGAGTTGCAAAAAAGCAATTCTGAACTTTTAGAGAGGTGTAAAAAACTTGCATCTCGCCAACCAGCTTGGCCAAAAGGGTATCGTCCACAACGATACTACAATAGTAATAGAAATGCAGCTAAGCAGTAGTGCAGTAAAACTATTAGACCACATGGGCAGTGATTTGACTATTGCAAACGCAGCTCGTGTGTCTTTTGGTAAAAGAAAAGAACAATTTGATGCGAAAGATGTTGGACTAATTAATTATCTTGCAAGGCATAATCATTGGAGTCCATTTGGGCATGCATCTCTACAGTTTCACATTAAAGCACCAGTATTTGTTGCACGACAGTTAGTAAAACATCAAGTAGGTTTAGTATGGAATGAAGTAAGTCGTAGATATGTAGATACTGAACCAGAGTTTTTTAAGGTTGATTCTTGGAGAGGAAAAGCAGAGAATAAAAAACAAGGCTCTGATGAAAATAAAACAGTTGATAAAATTAAAAAAAATGCATTGTATTCAGTTTCAACATCTTCACTTAAAGAGGAAATTGAATCAGATGCATTAAGAAATTATAATTTAATGCTACAGTCTGGTATTGCACCAGAGCAAGCTAGAATGATATTACCACAATCAATGATGACTGAATGGTATTGGAGTGGAAGTCTATATGCGTTTGCAAGAGTTTGTAATTTAAGATGTAAGCCTGATGCACAATTAGAGTCAAGACAAGTATGTGATTTAATTGATACAGAAGCAGAAAAATTATTCCCAATAAGTTGGAGAGCGTTAAGAGATGAGTAAAGTTATAGTCTATGGAAATGGGAAATCTCGTTTAAAGTATGATGATACTATTTTTTATAATGTTATTACATGGGGTTGTAATGCGATTTATCGTGATATGAAAGTAGATAACCTTGTTTCTGTAGACTATGGCGCTCAGCATGAAATCTATACATCAGGATATGCAAAAGAAAACAATTGCTGGTTTTTAGATTGGAATATACTACCAAGAGAATTTACCATCATGGGTAGTGCATTTAATTTAAAATTCAAAAACTTTTATGAAAATAAACCTACTGAAAATGGTTGTGTAATAAACGGAAAACCAAATGATGATTTATATACTACATGGATAGATGATGTAGATAAAGTATCTAACATTGATTATCCTAGAGAGTGGTGCTCTGGTGCGACTGCAATTCATCTTGCGTGTCAGCAAGGAGCTAAAGAATTATTTTTACTTGGATTTGATTTGAGTATAAATAATATATATGAGGGAACAAAAAACTATCCTAAACAAGTAGAACACCCTGAATGGAAACAACAGTTGTGTACTACTTTTAGGGAGTTTGGAGATACTGAGTTTTTTTGGGTTGAACCTCAACACTCAGTTGAATCTCTCACTAATTTTAATTTAAAATATATAACATACGATACATTTAAACATACGATAACATAAGGAGATTACTATGTCGTTAGACGCACTTAAGAAGAGCAATTCGCTTGACAAACTTCTCAATGCAGTAAAAGAAGATTCTGCACCTCAAGAGAAAAAATCATATGTAGACGAAAGACTTTGGAAGCCAGTATTGGATTCATCTGGTAATGGTTACGCAGTTATTCGTTTCTTACCAGAAGTTCAAGGTGAAGATATGCCTTGGGCAAAAGTTTGGAATCACGCATTTCAAGGCCCAACTGGACAATGGTATATTGAAAACTCTCTTACTACTATTGGACAAAAAGACCCTGTGTCAGAACACAATACAAAATTGTGGAACTCAGGTTTAGAGTCTGATAAAGAAATCGCAAGAAAGCAAAAGAGAAAGTTGCAATACTTTTCTAACATCTATGTTGTGAGTGACCCAAAGCACCCAGAAAACGAAGGTAAAGTTTTTCTATTCAAGTATGGAAAGAAAATCTGGGATAAGATTAATGAAGCTATGTCACCAGCATTTGAAGATGAAAAACCAATTAATCCTTTTGATTTTTGGGAAGGTGCAAACTTTAAATTGAAGATTCGTAAAGTTGATGGTTATTGGAACTATGACAAATCTAGTTTTGATGCACCATCTAAACTAAAAGAATCTGATGAAGATTTGAATAAGATTTGGAAAAATCAATATTCGCTTAAAGAGTTTACTGCACAAACAAACTTCAAGTCATACGAGGAACTTAAAACTCGTTTAGACGCAGTTCTTTCTGGAACAGTATCAGTTGGAAATGTAACAGAGGACATTAATGATGATGTTCCTTTTGCAGAGCCAAAAGTTGATACCAAACCAATTGAGTCTAAACAAGATAAAGATGACGATGATACAATGGGTTATTTTGAAAAACTTGCAAACTCATAAAGAAAGGTCTGACACTTCCTACTATTGCTGAAGCTAGCTAGGTTTAAATAGTTTAATGTGTTATCCCCCACAGAGCTCATAGTGGGGGATTTTTTTATATGGAGCTTGTAGTAAGTTGTCTTAAGAGTGGATCTGGATTTACTATCAAATGACTTGCTTGCTGAACTGTTGTTGCATTATTAACAGTTCTTGCACTATTATCCATAACTACTGTTTGTCCACTCGCATTTTCTTTTACTTGTGGTGATGCATCAATCATCTCAGTTCTTTGTGCAGAATTAGTTTGTGCAGTTGTTGGTGTAGGTGAAACATTACCACCACCCATTTTTTCAGAAAATACTCTCTTAAATGCTTCAATTGGACTTTCACCCCCAGGCATAATTTTTTTTGCAGCTGCCACTGTTGCACTAAACAATGCACTTATAAAATTACCTATTGGTGCAAGTTTTTCTTTTATAGCGTCTATAAAAGGCTTAAAAAAATCAAGAACTGGTTTAAAGAAATCAATCGCAGTTTCTAGTTTTGGTTTTATGAATCTGTCGTAGATACCTGATATAAAATTTAATACAGGATCAAATATTCCAGATATTATACTTGCACCAAAGTCTAGTGCTTCATCAATTTTTGGTTTTATAATATTTGTGTAAATACCTGATACATAATCTATAATGGGGCTAAATATTCCAGAAAGCACACTCGCACCAAAGTCTAGTGCTTCATCAATCATTGGTTTTATATGATTTGTATAAATTCCTCCAATAAACTCAATCACACTATTGAACATATTTTTAATGCCACCTAAAATCTTTTCTCCTATTTCGGTTTCTGTCAAGAATAAATATACACCAGTTAATGCAGCTATAACTGCACCAACTGCTAAGCCTATTGGGCCAAATTTAGATGCAAGTTTCATAATGGGCCCTGCCTTTCCAAAAAACTTACCCAACGCACCTACTGATTTTGCTGCTCCACCTTTAGCAGAATCTTTTAATCCTGTTGCTGTTTTTCCTATGCGTGTATTCACTGCCATAAAGGCAGCTTTCAATTTTTTAAAATCAAATAACATTGGTATTGATTTTAAGATTGCACCACTTGCTTTAAAAACTCCTTTACCTATGGAAACAAATGCACCACCTAGTGCAACGATTCCTTTACCAAGTCCAAGTAAAAGTTTACCACCTGCTTTAAGTCCATACTTTGCAAGTGTTAAACCTATTTGTAATCCAACTTTTGCAATTCCAAATCCTATTTGTGCAATTGCTGTTCCTAATTTAAGAACAGTTGGGAGGAGTCCAAAAACTGTAGGTAATAGTTTAACAGTTAGAAAAGTTCCTAATGCTAAAAGTCCAAGAGGGCCTGGGCCTAATTCAAAAAGTGCTTTACCTAGTGGAAGTATTATGTTATTATATAAATTAAATACTGCTGGAACTAATGTGCCTGTTATGTAATCTATCATTTGACCAAAAAGTGGACTTTGAAGAAATCCAATAATTGCTGGAAGAAAAATAAACAGTGCAGCTTTTGAGATAAAACTTAAAAGTCCACCAGCACCTTTTTTTGCGAGTCCACCAAGACTTGCTAATCCCCCACCTAAACTTTTACCTAATCCTTTAAGTTCACCACCAAGTCCAGTTATACCTTTGGCAATATTAGTTTGTAATTTAAAATTTTTACCAAAATCTAAAATTTGACGAAAACGACTTTTCTTATCATCTCTGTCTGTTTTCTTTTTTGAATCTTTAGCTTCTTTATCGCTCTTACTTGTTTTTGTTGTTTGACTATCTAACGCTTTTGCAATTGCGTTAAGTGCCATAGTGTGACGACTATCTCTACCAGCCTCACTTCTATTGTTCTTTTGTAGTTGTGCTATAACTTCGTCAAGAGTTGCCATTATTTTTTACTTGACCCTGTGTAAAGTCCAAACCATGCAGCTCCAGCACCCACCACAATACTAACTAAACCACTTTGCTCTATTGTTGGGTTACTTAATTCCATATACCACATGACGACTGCATAGAGTAGATAGATGTATGTTGTTATGAATATTCGTGGAAAGATTCTCCACTGATCAACTGCACGAGCCATATCTATCCATTTTTGATAGCGATTAACTTCTTGACTTTGTTCTTTCTTTTTCAATTCTTTCATTTTCTTCCCTTATATGTTCTGCGAGTAATCCCACATATATTTCCCTCTCCCAAGGCATCATATTCTCTAACTCTGTCAAACTATATTTATGATGTTGCATTAGTGCAAAATTTGTTTTATAGTAATTAAACAAACTATCATGGGAGAGCGCTATTCTAAAAAACTCTGGAGGCCCTCCAATATAACCTCACTTTTTTTCTTTGTTTTCGGATTAGTTACTGTTATTGGGTGTCTTAACTTAGGCATCGTGTTAAAGAAAACCATAACTTTTTCAAACTGACTGGTTGTTAACTGGTCAATAAATTCTGTTAGTTCTTTGTCACTCATGTCTGCTCTATGATATACAGTATCACCACTATGTATTTCATCAATACAAGTATTTAACAGTTTAAAAACTGTTTCTGTTTCTGACATTTTTTCAACTCCACCCAAATCATTAAGTAATGGATATCTTAAATGTATTTTAATTGAGTCTGTTAACTCAATGACATTTGTATGCTCGTCTGTAACTTGTACAAAAATATCAGATATATTTAATTTTACTGGAACTCTTGTCTTTTCATCATCTGGGCAAGTTATATTAACTTCAACAGTTTCACCCACTGACTTTCCTCTAATTTGTAAAAACAAATATTCAACATCAAACACTGGAGAAGTTGTTGCATTTACTTTATTAAAAGTACAAGAGTTAACTAAATTTGATACAGTATTAACCACTTGTGTTTGGTCATTTGATTCTTGTGCAACCATTAATAATTTTTGCTCTTTAACTAAAAATGGTCTGTATTTTATTTTTTCACCTGTTGATGGTAACTGCAATTCATAGGTTGGTGTTTCTAATTTTGGTAAAGCCATAATTTTTCATCCTTTAATTATAATTTAGATAATACTTTTGGTATTTTTGATAGTATTTGTCTTTCAACTGAATTACCTATCACATCTCTAACTCTATCACCGAGTGGTTTAGGTAAGTCTGCCTCGTCTGCAAGTGATTTATAGTATCTATATGCAAACGATACTTGAACTGTTTGTAGTGTACTTGGAGCTCCATAGTCTAATGCTTGTTCTCCAATTGCTTTTGGATAACACTCTATAAGTCTGACACCATATCTTCTTCTATCATTGTTATCTAATTGATATATGTCTAATGAGCCAGTGTAGGAATCATAATACTGCATAGCCCAAGTTTGTGGATTGTATGCGAGTCTTTGCCATGTTTCAAAGAATTTTCTCTCTCTTAAATCACTTGAGCATTGAAATGTTGCAGACAAGTCTGCATATGTGACACCTTGTGCGATTTGTCTAGGTGGCCCATAAATATTTGTATCTGGTACAGTTTCCATAGTTCTGCCAGGAATAGATATTTGACTACATCTTAATCCACTTCTTCTTGCAACACCTGACTTGGTATCTTCTTGCATAACTTTAGAAAATATGTTCATTAAGTTTTGATTACCTCTTTCTCCAGTAGGTGCGTGTAAAACCACCTCATAACGAGATTGCGTTGCGTAACCATCATCATCACGAAACTCTGCGAGTAACTCATTTAATACTCCGTATGCAGTTCCCTCTAATGCACTACCTAAATCAAACTTTGCCATTTAAATCATTCCTCTACTATCTGACCAAACTTTTCTTGATGAAGCCTTTTTAAATTGTTGTACTGGTAACATGGTTGCAATCACAAATTCGTCTGCATCTATTCTACGAAACTGTGATTTTGTATATCCCTTTAAGTATTTATGTAAAGTTGGTTGAACTAATTTTATTCTTTTAACACTATTATAAGTTACTCTCAATCTAGTGCTTTCATCTAATTTATCATTATTACTATAATCTGATACAAGCCTATCTAACAATCTCACTCTTAAAGGAATTGGTAAGTAGTGAAAATTTATTCCTAAAAATCCCTCTGCATAAAACTCCAATGGTAACACTAAAGGAAATATATCATAATATGGGAGTTTTTGTTTTAACTTTGGATCATAGACAAACATATTTAATTTACCTATGAATGGAGTAGATTTTCTTCTACCCTCTCTGACTAATTGTGCAGATGTTGGAATACCAAATTCTCTTATCTTTTGGCGATACCACTCAGTAGATAAATTTCTTCCACCTACTTGTTTTTTTAAAGTTTGTATATATTTACTTTGAGCCATGTATTATTTATATTGTGGATTTAAATGGTCTTCAGTAAGTATTTTAAACTCCATGTTTTGATCCTTACAGTATTCTGTTGCAGATTTCCACTTTGCAGAGTTGATTCCCCAAGTTTCTACCTCTTTAAACCATTTTTTAGTTTTTCTTTTTGGATTTTTTACTGGTGGCTTGCATTGATATTTAGGCTTAACTTCAATAATAAATTTTTTAATATTACCACTAGATTGCTTAACTTTCATATAGAAGTCTGGAAAATAGCGATGTATTTTACCATCCCACGGCGACTTATATGGTATAATAATTTCTTCACTTCCCCATTCTAATACTGCACTATTATTATCACAGTAAACCATGAGTTTTCTCTCCCACAATGAGCGATATACCACTTGAGATGGATTACCTTTATATTTTTTAGGGTTTAGTGGTTTGTAGATACCTTTATATGCCATAGTGTATAAATAATAATAAAATAGTTACAGGAATATTTATATGGCCATAGATTTCGCAAGAGGTGCTGCCACTCAAGTAGGTACAACCATACTTAGAAAGGTAGCTGGTGGTATTGGACAAATCATTAAGAGTAGGCAACCATCTCCCACATCACCAGTAGAATCAACAACAAGAACAAAATATGCAACAAAAAGTTTAAGTTTTCCACTAGACATAGGTGAAGATCCAGGCGTGGGTAATCATGGACATTACATGATGTTCTTTATCAATGAGGTTAAACCAGCAAAATTAAAATATGGAACTCCACAAGATGGTTCAAAAAATGGACAGCGTGCAAAGGCTCAGATGAATGTGCATGAAGAAGTGAGAGAGTCTGACACAAAACAAATTAGTTTAACAGAATCAGTTAATGTTCAAAGAAGTGGTGGACTTGTAAAGAATACAAAAAAGAAAGATGATATAACTCAACAAAAAACTCAAGACGAAGTGGTAGCAGAAAAAGCAAGACAGCAAACAAATCAAAAAGGAAAAAATACTCTATCAATTCAAAGAGCACCCACCACTCGTTTAGATACTGCGATACAGTTGTATATGCCACCTCAAGTGCAAGTATCTTATGCTGCAAATTATACTGATACTGAAGTTGGTATTTTAACTCAGACTGGAGTGAATGTATTTGACTCAATTATGAGAGGTGATAATGTTAGTATTGGTGACCAGTTTAAAAAAGGTGCAGTAGACCTTGGCGTATCTTCGTTATTAAAAATGGCAGATGTAGCTGCACCAGGCGCTAGAGCTGCATATGAAATAGGACAAGGACAAATAATTTCTGATAGACTAGAACTTGCATTTAAAGGTATCGCAAAAAGAAAGTTTCAATATGTGTTTAAAATGATGCCCAGAAATGAAAGAGAAGCTCAAGAGATTAAACAAATATGTCAAGCATTTAAAGTAAATATGTTACCAGAATTTGTTGGTGGTGATAGACAAGGTAGAAGAATGGTAGTTCCAAATACTTTTAATATTCATTACATGTATTTGGGAAGTCAAAACCAATATCTTGACCCAATATCAGAATGTGTATTAACAAACATGAGTGTATCTTATGGTGGAGAAAGATTTAGAACTTTTGACCCAGATTCATCTGGTAATCCACCGCCTGTAGAAACACAGATACAATTAGATTTTTCTGAACTAGAACTCATCACTAGAGAAAAAGTATTAGAAGAAAATGAGCCAATGTCATTTGGCCCAACCAACTCAACGAACTAAGGATATCTGATGTATTTTGAAAACTTTCCAGTAATCACTTATAAGAAAAAAGATGTAACTAATTTACTTAGACGAGTTTCAATTAGGTCTAAAGTAAAAACTAATACACTATTTTTTGATACATACGATGTAAAAGAGGGTGAAACACCAGAAATAATTGCAGATAAATTATATGGTGACTCACAGTTGCATTGGATAATAATGTTAGTTAATAATATCGTGGACAGATACCATGAGTGGCCAATGTTTGGAAATCAGTTTCTTGAATATGTAAATGAAAAATACTCAAACCCATCTGCAATACATCACTATGAGATTGCACAATCCTCTGGTGACACATCTGTTAAAATAAACATTGGAACAGATAATACAGATTATCCAACTGCAACTGCGATAACAAACTTTGAGTTTGAACAAACAGATCAAGATAACAAAAGAAAAATTAGATTGTTAGACCCAAGATTTACTGATGATTTTGTTACAGAATTTAAAGAGTTAATGAAAGAATCAATTATATAAATGGCCACAGATAATCAAATCCAGTATTCTGGTGAATATAAACTTGAAACATTAGAATTAATAACACTCAATGGTAATATTGATTTAGTTAATAATTATGTGCAAATAGATTTATTTGAAAGTATATTTACTCACACTCTGTCTGGAAGTTTAACAATTGTTGATACAAATAATTTGTTAGTAAATTTACCACTTACTGGGCAAGAATATTTAAGATTAAAAATAAAAACTCCAGGCGTTTCCAATACAGATGCAATAGATTACACAGAAAATGTATTATCAGTTTATAGGGTTGGACAAGTTATTGACGCATCAAGAGGATCACAGTTAGTTGAGTTAAGCTTAATATCACCAGAGGCTTTAACAAATCAAAGAATGAGAGTAAGTAAAAGTTATGTTACATCTATGAATGATATTATTAAAGATGTATTGCGAAACAATCTATATCTTGACAGTAGAAAAAATTTATTTTTAGAAAAATCAAAAGGGAATATGAGAATAATCTCACCAAACATTCACCCTTTTGATTTAGTAGATATGGTTACAAGTGAAACTGAAGCGACTAATGATATAACTGATGGTTTAAATTATTTCTTATTCTATGAAAATACAAAAGGATTTCATTTTAAATCAATATCTAATTTGTTTTCACAAGAAACTCAAGGTGACTATCATGGAGGAGATGTTGGAACAATTGATAGAAAAGAACAAGAAATGGAAGATTATAAAAGAGTTATATCATTTGAAAGAGTTGGTAATGTTGACATGTTACAAAATATAGTATCTGGTATGCTAGGGTCAACTCTAACAACTCACGATATATACAAAAAAACATATGATAGGTATAGTTTTGGTTATTTTGATAACTATCCTAGAATAGAAGAAAATCCTATATATTCAGATACACAAATAGATTATCAAGGTAGGACAGTTGGTGATTTTAGAAATTCAAGAATATACTTGAACTCTAGGTCAGGAGATACAATTAATAAATTCTTTTCAAGAAATACAAGTGATTCAGAGGAAAACACAGAGGGTATATCAAGTAATTTAACAACAGGCAAAAATTTGTTACATAGGAGAGCAAAGTTTGCAGAAATGATAGGAGCTATAAGTTATAGAATAAAGGTAGCTGGACATACCGAAATGAAAGTAGGAGATATGATTAATTTTTCTGTGCCAACAGTTGGAAACGACCATGGCAAGGGTGCTGAAAATGATTTCATATCAGGTAAATTTTTAATTAAAAAACTAAGGCACACATTTTATCGGGCACCAGAAGTTAAACATGAAGTTGCAATGGAGATAACAAAAGATTCATTTAGAATACCATTACCAGATGGTGATTTGGAGCAACCAGTAAAGGGTAGTGGATTCACAACTGAATTAGATGGTGGTGACGATCATGGCGCAATGTAGGAGAAAGGAGAAAAACTATAAGAAATATATCATGTAAACAATTCTTAAAAGAAAGGTAATTTATGACTAATAAAACGAAACAAAAATTGAAGAAAATGAATTTTTTAGGACAAAGGAGAATTGACCCAACGAAAGTTAAACATGAAAAACTTATAGAAAATTCGTATGAAAACATTTACACAGATTCAAGAAGGAGTTTACGATCCCAATATTCTTAAAGCATTTTTTCTAGCTGGCGGGCCAGGTAGTGGTAAATCATATGTTGTAAGGAAAGCAACTGGTGGATTAGGAATGAGGATAATAAACTCAGATATACATTTTGAGAGACTTCTCAAGCAAGCTGGGTTAAGTGCAAAGATGCCACCAGAGGAGGAACAACCAAGAGATGTTGTTCGTGCAAAAGCAAAAGAGTTAACTAAATTGCAACAAAAGAATTATTTGATTGGGCGTTTAGGACTTATCATTGATGGAACTGGTAAGGACTTTGACAAAATCGCATATCAGGCTCGTGAGCTAGAAAGTTTAGGATATGATACTCACATGATATTTGTAAATACATCACTTGATGTTGCACTACAAAGAAATAAAAAAAGAGATAGATCTGTTCCAGAATCCATAGCAGTAAAATCTTGGAATGAGGTACAGAGAAACATTGGTAAGTTTAGTAACTTTTTTAAAGGTAACTTCATCATAGTAGATAATAATGATGTTGATGAAGATATGATGTTTCAAGTATTTAAAAGAGTTAAATCCCTTGCAAATAAAAAAGTGCAAAATCAAAGAGGTTTACAATGGATTAGAAATGAGTTAGAAAAAAAGAAAAGATAAGTCTTTGATTTTAAAGGAGAAAAAAATATATAAACCCTTGATTTTCAAGGGTTTTTTTTTGCGTATAAACTTGACAAAATAAATGTAATTCTGTATTATTGATACTGTATTAATTAATTGAGATATATTATGAAAAATAAACTTTTAACAATGATTGCAAAAATGATAGTTAATTCTTCACTTAAGACAGCTGAAGATTTTGAGAGATTACTTGGGTATTTAATTGAGGACAAATATCGTTCAAGTAAAGATCCATTTTTTGAGGACACTCAATAATGATATTGTATACACCTACTTCTTTTAAAAGAAAGAAGAAAAAGGTTTCTAATCCTACACCAAAATCGTATAGAAAACAAATGAATGGTAATTCCACATTTTCTAGCTTTATGACTGTTACAACTACATATAGGAGAAAAGATGAAAATATACCATCACTTTCTACTACTTCAGGCTCTTGTGTAAAACAAAAGACTAAAACATACACAGGCAGTAAAATGGTGGGAATAGGAACATTACACAAATCTAATGCAATTCCAATATTTTCAGATGATGATGCAAAAGATTTAAGTAGTATGAGGAGATAAGTCATTGATTTTAAAGGAATCTTTTTTTAAAAAAAGTATTGACAAACCTATTAACATCTGTTATTATTATTGTATTGATTATGAATAAAACTATGAAAAAAAATCTAATGGCCGCAACAATGGAACAAGTCGCAGTCATACATACAGTTGGAAAAAGTAAACCACAGACAGTAGCTATGGTTTATGTTGAAAAAGACCTCAATGTGCAACAGAAGGCAGAGATTGCTTTTATGGCAACACAGTCCATAAAAGACGCTTGGTGGAACAATGACAATGTTGTTCCAATTTTTGATAATGGAGATACAGTTCGTTCAACAGTTTATGGTGACCAAGTTTTAGTTGGTAACGAAAAATATGAATGGGTTGATATGGATTCTACTCCACTCGTAAAGAGGATTATATGATGATATTAGATATATTTTTTACTTTTATGTTTTTCTTATGCTGCTATGTTTTTATAGTGGGTTTATTTGCTGAGGGAGTGTAAATGACAACATACACTTATGAAGATTACTTATACAGCGATTTCCATAAAGATTCACTAGGCTTCAGACCTAGTAAAGAAATGAGAGATGCTTGGGATTCAATGACACCTGACGAAAAACAAAATGAATGGGATAGGTTAGCTGAAGAATTTAAAAATGCAGATGGCTATATCTCTGATGAAGAAATGCAAAGGAGATGTAGCAAATGAGTTCAAAAAAATATGTAGTTTATCCTAAACTAAACAATAAAAAATTATCAAAAACTTTTGATGACCCAAAAGTTGCACTAAAGTGGGCAAAAGAGGGACTTGACTATGGTGAAGAATTTGTGTATTATAAAGGTAAGAAAGAATCGTGGGAAGATGCTTTCATTGGTAATTTAGTAATAATTGGAAAAGGTGAAATAGTAAATGTTTAAAGCATTAATGATAGTAGCTGCAACTTTATCTTCAGGTGAAATTCGCACTACAATGAATAGTATGGAAGATTGCCTTGAGGCTAAGCAAATGATTATGCAACAAGATGAAAATGCAAATGTTTTGTGCGTTCCACAGACTCCAGAGGAATCTGAATACGCAAAGATGCAACAATTTTTTGACATGTTTTTATTAATGATAGATAGTTTAGAAGATTATCAACAAGCAAAACAAGACAGGTTTACTTACAAATGAAAACTAAAATTCATGTCAATCAGCACATAATTCGTTCCAATAAAAAACAAGGAAAGAAAGAGCCAGTATTGACAGTAAAGACATACAAAAGTAACACATATGCAAATGCAGTAGAAATTAAAGGGCCGAGTAAAGTTGTTTACTCGCCTGACAAGCCACTCTCTTGTGGTGCAAGAGTTTGGATTGAAACCGAATCAGAAGTGGTAACACACTGATAACAGGCTGGTATAGCTCAATTGGTAGAGCAACGCACTTGTAATGCGTAGGTTGTGAGTTCAAGTCTTACTACCAGCACCATTTAACTTTATTGATAAGGAGTATTATTATTATGGCTAAGAAGCTTACTAAAAAACAAAAGGTTTTAAATCTTTTAACTAAAGGCAAGAATGTGACTTGGAAAACTCTTAGAAAGAGATTTGACCTTGCATCACCAACTGCAATGATTCACACTCTTAGAAAAGAGGGCTTTGCAATCTATCGTAATGAAACACCAAATGGTGTAGCATTTAGATTAGGTTCACCAAACAAAGCAATTATTGCGGCTGGTATTGCTTCAGTTCTTGGAGTAGAACAAGCGTATAAGTCTTAATTTTCCTAGATATAAGGGTGAGGCAGAGTAAAAACTAGAAGGCTCAAAATTAGTGGGGAAGTTCCACTACCTCCACCCTTAATCTTTTTTTGGAGAATAAATGAATAAAAATTATAAAGTTTTAAGTGAATTTTATGGAAATGAAATTGAAACTAATAAAGTAATAGTAGTTTTCAATGGTTTAAGGCAAAGATATGAAGTCATGCATGATGGTGTTTTAGTGGACTCATGCTTAACAGAGCAAGTAGCACAAAACGCTGCAGAGGACTATATCAATGAAAAAGGTTTATGAAAAAAAACCAATTTCTGAATTAAAAAAAGATTTTAAAAAAGTCGTAAATGAAATTAATTTAGATTACGAAAAACTCATAAGAAATGCTAACTCTGCATTACAAAATGGTAAGAGTGATTGGAGTAAAAACTATTGGGGAACAGTAGTTGCACAATTAGAGAAAAAATCTAAAAAACCATTATTGAATTGAGGTAATAAATTATGACACTCGCACTTATTGTTTTAGGTGTTGCACTTGCAATATCTGGAGTAGCTGCATTTTACAGTATCGTAGGTTTGATGGCGATATTTTCTGCAGCTTCAAGTTCAATCGCAATCATGGGAACTGTATTGGAAGTTGGTAAACTTGCAACAGCATCATGGTTGTATCAAAATTGGAAAAAAATACCAAAGTTACTTAAATACTATTTGACAAG